TGGTATTCTCTAACGGCTCATCCCTTACGGTTGGCTCATCTTTCCGTGGTGGTACGTTCCAATATTTGCATATCTCAGAATTCGGTAAGATTTGCGCCAAGTATCCAGAACGGGCGCGGGAAATTGTCACCGGTGCGTTTGAGTCGGTATCTTCTGAGTGTGTTATTACCATTGAGTCCACGGCAGAAGGTAGACAGGGTTACTTTTTTGACTACTGTCAGCAAGCCGAACAAGACCAGCTCAAGAAAAAAGAGCTTAGCGTGCTTGACTGGGAGTTCTTCTTTTACCCTTGGTACAAAGACAAGGCGTATACCCTAGAGTCAAAAGAGCAGTTACCGCTACGCATTCTTGAATATTTCGATGATTTAAAGGCTAAGCACCGGTTGACCTTTACCCAAGGTCAAATGAACTGGTACTACGCCAAAGAAAAGGCGTTAGGGGCCGATGTTAAACGCGAGTACCCGACCACGCCACAAGAAGCGTTTGAACAGGTGATCGAGGGGGCTTACTACTCGTCACAATTCCGCAAACTATACGAAAACAAGCAGATCACCCGCGTACCTGCCGAAGAATCCTCACTGGTTCACACCTTTTGGGATATCGGGGTTAATGATTCGAATGTGATCTGGTTTATCCAACAGGTAGGGCGTGAATATCGGGTAGTGAACTACTACGAGAACCACGGCGAAGGGCTACCGTTTTACGTCAATATCTTGCGTGAAATCGGGCAAAAGCACGGTTACACCTACGGCATTCACATGGCCCCGCATGATATCTCGGTGACTGAATTCGGCACCGGTATGTCACGGCTGGAACAGGCCGATCAACTCGGTTTGCACTTCGAAGTTGCCCCGAAACTCGCGGTAATGGACGGCATAGAAGCAGTACGGGCGGTGTTAGCCCTTTGCTGGTTTGACGAGGCCAATTGTGAGCAGGGTATTGGCAAATTACAGAACTATCGTAAGGAATGGGACGATAAGTACGGCGTTTGGAAAAACAGACCGGCACATGATGAAGCGTCCCACGCAGCAGATGCATTTAGAACCTTTGCTATCTCCTTGCGCGATATTCAGCACCGCATGGGCGGTATTGTTCACGGCGCTTATACGCAGGTTGAACAGGTTGACGCCGGTTATTGGTCTTAAGAATTTATTATGAAAAAAGTTCATCAAACAATTGTTTGTAAAGGTAAAGGAAACTGTATGCAAGCAGTTTTAGCCAGTCTTTTCGAAATGGATCTTGATCAAGCAATTAATGTCATGGATCACCCTGAAACGGCGTGGCATGTCCCTTTTATGGACTGGATTGATGAAGCAACAAAATTTACTTATGTAGGTGTTTGTAACGCTCATAGTGAAAAAGTTCAAACATTGAACGCCTTACAGTCTCTTTATGCAGTGCATGGCTGTTTTTATGGTGTTGTTCCAAGCAAGAATTTTAAAGATGTTACCCACGCAGTGATCATCGATAGGAATGGTGTAGTTATTCACGATCCTAACCCTGATAACAAATGGCTTGGCGTAAACACTGTTGAATCTGGCGATCTTATCTATTGGTACATGTTTGAGCCAAAAGATTCTGTCCCTGTTTATGAGCATTAACACAAGGTGCATTTATGAGTGGTATTTTACAAGCTTTAGGTGCAGAGGAAACCCAGAAGGTTTTCGATGAACGGGCACAAAATGCACGCGATAATGTTGATCCGTCTTTTGGCCAGCAACAAGTAGTGTCTAGCCTAGCCCAGTACATTAAAACGTGCTGGGATACCGCCAAAGACCACAAAATGAAGGTTACGGACCGGTTAACCAACTGCCTTAGACGGCGCAGGGGCGTTTATTCCTCTACAGAACTGGCCGCGATTCAAAAGAGTGGCGGCAGTGAGATCTTTATGGGGATCACCGGTTCAAAGGCGCGTCATGCTAAGTCGTGGCTATCGGATCTCTATAATCCAACCGGTGACAGACCTTTTACCTTAGATCCTACCCCTGTTCAGGATTTACCGCCAAACCTGAAACAAACCTTGTTAATGGAAACCATGCAAGGCGCTTTACAACTGGGCGTGCCAGAAGAAACGGCTTACCAGTTGATGATGAAGCATGAAGATCGCCTTAAGGATGAACTTAACCAAGAAGGTGAAAAGCGCATGGAGAAAATGGCAAAGCATATTGAAGATGTGCTTTGCGAAGGGAATTGGCGGCATGAATTTGATGAATTCCTTGATGATTTGACCACGTACCCAGCGGCGATCATGAAAGGGGTTATCTTTAAACAGAAAAAAGAAATTCAGTGGTTACAGATGGACACCGGCGAATTCGTGCCTAAAGCGTCCACAGCCATTAACCGCGAGCTTAAGCGCGTTTCCCCGTTTGATGCCTACCCGTCACCTAACACGGTGAATATCGGGGATAGCTGGTTCTGTGAACATATTCGTTACACGGCTACCGACTTGGCCAGTATGCGCGGCATGAAGGGTTATAACCGCCAAGCCATTGAGTCGGTATTGCGTGATTATCGTTTGTCCGGCCACAGGGAATGGATGTTCGAAAGCTCAGAGCGTGAGCGTTTAGAGGGGCGTGATAATTCCACGGCGTATCGCTACGAGTTGTTTGATGCGGTGGAATACAACGGACCTATTCAGGGGGCACAGCTTTTAGAGTGGGGCATGGACCCTAAGCTGATTGACGATCCGTATAATGAGTATCCGGTATCTTGCACCATGATCGGGCCGCACATTATCCGCGCCTTGATTAATCCCGATCCAACCGGCAGGCCCCCATATTTTAAAGCCTCATGGCTTAATGTCCCTAACTCGTTTTGGGGCGAGGCATTACCTGAAATCATTGCTGATATTCAGGACGCGGCAAACTCTACCGCACGCAGTTTAATGAATAACATGGCCATGGGTGCCGGTCCTCAGACCGCTATCGATGTGTCTATGTTGCCAACGGGCGCGAATCCAACGGCAATTTATCCCCGCAAGGTCTGGTTATATGACGGCTCCAAAGGTAATCACAGGGGCGGCAGTGCTGGGGTGAATTTCTTTAGTCCTGAGATAAAAGCAAATGAACTTCTTACGGTTTATGAGCGTTTCGAGCGTTATGCAGACGAAAAAAGCGGCATTCCTGCTTACATGCAAGGATCTGACTCTGGCGCTGGTGCTGCTCGCACTGCTAGCGGCTTGTCTATGTTGATGAACGCGGCAAGTAAATCAATCAAAGATGTTGTCCGTAATGTCGATATCGGCGTGATCGAGCCTCTTATTAACTCTATTTTCATGACCCTGATGTTAGATCCGAAAGTGCCTAACGAGATCAAGGGTGATGCCAAGGCCAAGGCTAGGGGCAGTGATGCACTTATGCATAAAGAAGCGGCTCAAATGCGCCAGCAAGAGCTACTACAGCTTACTAATAATCCTACTGACCTTGCCATTATCGGCACGGACGGCAGGCTTGAACAGCTTAGACAAGTATTCAAATCTGGTGATGTGCCAGCAGAGCGCATTTTACCTTCTAAAGAAAAGCTTCAGGAACGGCAAAACCAAGAGCAACAAGCGGCACAGGCTCAGCAACAAGAAGCTTTACAAATTGAGCAACAACTTAAGGCGCAAGAGCATAAGTACAACATGGCTCTTGAGCATGAGAAACATTCACACCAACCACAGACGGCAGCGTAAACAATGTCAGAAGCACACGATCTAAAAGTAGAACAGGAAATTAAAGAGAAGGGCTTAGATGCCCCCCGCGTCACTAAAGAAGAAATGGACGGCTTAGTTGATTCTCTTAAGTATTGGGTAGGCCAAGTTGAGGGCACTACCACCATAGTAGCTACGGCTGTATTACCTATGGGTGATGATAACTTTACCTTGGCCACCGAGTATAGCGCTTGTGCCAGTCCCGAAAACTTTGATTATGAGCTTGGCAAAGAGATCGCTTGTCAAAAGGCCGAAGATGCCGCCCGTAATATGCTTTGGTTGCTTGAAGGTTATGCCTTGAAAAAGGAGTTGGCTAAATGAATTTTGGCGAAGCGTTAGTTCTATTAAAAGCGGGAAAGCGTCTTACTCGTAAAGGGTGGAATGGTAAGGAAATGTTTGCCTACTACGTAAGGGGTGATAATTTCCCTGCGCGTATGGATGCCATCAAAGGATATTACCCTAATGATATGGTTGAATACCGCCCTTACTTGGCGCTTAAAACCGCACAAAATGACGTTGCCACTTGGACGCCAAGCGTATCAGATATTCTTGCCGATGATTGGGAACTAGCCAATGGATAGCGACAAGCATATAGCCCTGATACGCGGCCTTATCACGTTAAAAGCGGCTGAACCCTATGCTTATGAGTGCTTGATGTTCAAGCTTGAAGATGAACGTAAAGATTGCTTACAGCAGCTTGTTTTTCAGGATGATGAAAAATCTATTTATCGTTTGCAGGGGGCAATCAAAGCCATTGAAGCCCTGCAAGAGTATATCAACGACCCTAATAAGCTTATTCAGACAATGGAGCAAGGTATTGGATAGCGCGGTTAAATACTGCCCTGTCTGTGCTAGGCACATTGAAGCTGAAAACAAAGCAGAGGTCGAAGCAGGGGAACACTCTTGTTATGTCTTTGTGCATGACGATGTACCCCATACCAGCGAGGAACTACGCGCTTTAGCGCTTGGTATCCAGTAACTAATTCAGGCTACCCGTTAGCCCGATAAACCAAACCACCTTAATCGGTGGTTTTTTTATGCCTGATTTTCAGGCCAATACAACAAGCGAATACCAAACGTGAATACCGGCCATGCACCGGCTCACAGGCTCGCAAGGAGTATGAAATGTCTTTACCAAGACAAATTCAACAGGCAGAAGAAGCAGCGAATGCTTTGATTAAAGGGAATACCGCACCGGCTCCCGAAGAAACACCACCAACGCAAGAAACCAAGCAACCACCGGAAACACCGCCAGCGCAGGAAGTTAAGGAACAAACCCCGCCGCAAGCGACTTCTGACAATATTGATTGGAAAGCGAAATATCAAGTTCTACAAGGTAAGTACAACAAAGAAGTGCCGACTTTACAGGATAGAGTCAAGACCCTTGAGCAAAACGCAACTACACCTACCGAGGCTAACAGCGCTCTTTTACAAGAGGTCGAACAGTTACGCCAGCAAGTAGCACAGATGCAACAGCCACAGGCTGCCAAGGCTCCACCAACTTTAAATGAACACCTTGTAAGTGAATACGGCGAGGACTTTGCTAAAGCGGTTGCGGAAACTGCCAATGAGCAGGTAAACGCACTACGAAGCGAAATTGACAACCGTTTCACTGAACAGCAACAAGATATTTCCTCATGGACCACTGAGTCGAAAATGACGGCGGTTAAGCAGTCATTGGCCAGCATGAATATTGATTTCAACCTAGTGGATAACGATCCGTTATTCCATGACTGGTTACGCGAAGCAGATCAGTATTCAGGGCAGACACGGCATTCCATGATGATGAATGCGTTTGAAGGTGGCGATCTAAATCGCGTCATTCGTTTTTACCAAGCCTTTGTTGAATCAAATCAAGTTCACGCAGAGCAGCATCCGTTTACTGAACATATCCAACCTAACCCTAGTGCGGCACCCGATGCCGGTACAACTAGGCCGATTTTCGATCCTAACGCCTTTCAGGAGTTGCACCGAAAATACCAGCGAGGGCAGATCAGTGAAGCGGATTTCCAAAAAGCCGAGCGTGAAATGTATGCCGCATTAAGCGGCTAATTCACATAAGGAGTTAGTCACATGGCTAATACTTTTCCTACGGCGAATCCTAACGATGCCGGTGGCCAAGCAATACCACAGAACGCCTCTGGCACGTTTATTCCTCAGATTTGGTCTACCAAGCTATTAACCAAGTTTTATCTTAAAACGGTTTATAGCGAGATCTCTAATACGGATTATGAGGGTGAGATCAAGAACCACGGTGACGAGGTCATTATCCGCGAACACGCAGATATTGCTATCTCGGATTACGTCAAGGGCGGTGGGTTGAACTATGAAAACCCTAGCCACGGTACAACTAACCTGTTGATTGACCAAGGTCACTACTTTGCTTTCAACCTGTATGACGTTGACCGTGTACAAACGGACTTGAACCTGATGGACGACTGGTCCTCTGACGGTGCCGAGAAAATGCGTATCAAGGTTGATAGCAACGTGTTAGGGACTATCTACGCGCAAGCGGCAACGGAAAACGCTGGTGCAGCAGCCGGTAAGATCTCCGCTGATATTAACCTTGGCACTACAGCCGCGCCTAAAGCGTTGTCAAATGCCAATATCATTGACTGGTTGATTGACCTGTCTGTTGTCATGGACGAGCAGAACTTGCCTGACTCAGATCGTTTTGTAGTGCTACCTGCGAAAGCATGTGCGCGTATCAAGACCTCAGAGTTGAAAGATGCAAGCATGACAGGTGACGGCAAGTCTACTTTGCGTAACGGCAAGGTAGGTATGGTTGACCGTATCACTATTTACCAAAGCAACAACGTAAATGTTGCGGCTGGTAAGTACGATATCGTGTTTGGCCATAAGTGTGCCACGACCTTTGCCGGTCAGATCACCAAAATGGAAAGCTTGAAGAACCCTAATGACTTTGGCGACTTAGCGCGTTCATTGTTCGTATACGGTTTTAAAGTTATTAAGCCCGATGCGTTAGGGCACAGTGTTGTCACTGTAGCCTAACCGATTAAGCCCCGCTCATTGAGTGGGGCTTTTTTTTATTAGGAATTAATTATGAGCAAGATTGTAGGTTTTAAGAATGAATTTGGTCGCGTTATCGCGCATTCCGTAATGCTTGAGAAGCACCAGAAAAAATTCAAATTAACCCCCGTCTATGAAGGTGATCCCGAAGCGCTAGAGCTTAGGGAGGTGATCGACATTACCGCCGAGGTAGTAGAAGTCACGGACACCGAAAAACCGAAAAAAGCTACGCGCCGCACCCTTAACAAGAAGTAAGGAACCCCCATGGCTACTATCAAAATCGTTGATGTGATCAGCCAAGCTGAAACCATCATTCAAGATAAAACTAATACTCGCTGGCCTAAACAGGAATGGCTTGATTGGTTTAACGGTGCGGTATTAGCCGTTATTGGGTTGCGTCCTGATGCGAATATCGCTAATGAGGCGTTCACACTGACGGCAAATACTGCATTACAAAGCATACCGGCAGAAGGGTTAAAGCTTATCAATGTATTGTTTAATGCCACTAGTGGTAGACAAATCAGACGTATTGATAAGCGCATGTTAGACGATCAGGTTGATAACTGGTATGCGGCAACGGGCAATGATGTTGACCATTATGTCTATGACGATAGAGATCCTAAAACCTTTTGGGTTTATCCGAGTATGACGGCAGCGCATGATGTGCAGATCATCTACTCAAAAGCTCCGGCAGCTATTGTAGTCGCTGATTTTGGGACAGATGTTCAGGTATTGCCAATAGATGATAGCTATATGAATCCTATCTTGGATTTTATGCTTTATCGTGCCTACAGCAAGGACAGCGACTACGCGCAGAACGCACAACGGGCAGAGAGCCACTTGCGAGCATTCCAGTTAGCCCTTGGTGCTAAGACTGAAAGTGATGCCGGTATCAGCGCTAGTAACTCGCGTAAGGGAGTTGTAGCAAATGGCTGATTTTAGCGACTTCACAAGTCTGGTCAGTAACTTTGTGCCTAACGTGCCGCCCTTTGTGGTGGCGCGTGCCGCACAGCAAATTAGTCAAGACTTCTTTGGCCGAACTACCGAGTTACAGGAAACATTAACCGTTACCACTGTGATCGGCCAAAAAGACTACACACTGACACCAACCATTGCCGATACCTTTGTCAATCTGGTGTTATGCGTTGAGGATGAAAACGGCTATGGCATGGCACATAGTCAAACCGGTAACACCTTAATGGTTAGCCCAATTCCTACGCGAGTGCAGGATATCAAGGTAAAGGTTGCTTTAACGCCTAATATCGAGGCAACCGAGATCCCCGATAATGTTTTTTATCGTCATACCAATGCTTTGCGCTACGGCACTATTGCAATTCTAAAATCCCAAACTGCAACGGAATGGTACAGCCCAGCCGAGGCAGCGAACTACTTGACGCTTTATGAGCAAGAGATCAACCAAAGCAAGATCTTACAGCTTAGCGCCAACAACAACTTAACCATGCAGATCAATAAATTCGATCTGTAACAGGTATTTTTAATGTCTTTTTTTATCGATGTTCTTAAGTCGGTAAGAACGCTTTTAGCGTATGTCATTACCGGCTTATTTGTTTGTATCCCTTTTTTAGTTCTGTTGCCGTTCATTGGTCGCAAAGGTTACGCCTTTGAGGTGTGGCTCGCTATTGATGTGTTTATTTGCACCATAGCGCACGGCACCAGATACAGAACGATCAGCGGTTGGACCGGCCAACACATGCTTACCCATAACCGCTACTACCTACAGGCCATCATTATCGATTGGCTACTTCAAAAACTCGGTGACGCGCCAAACCATTGCTTACGAGCTTATCAGCACGAAAAAGCCAAGGGCTTAGTTAATTAGGAATCCATTATATGAAACTTGAAAATTTTGCTACCTTGGCCGAAGCGCAAGCCCATACAGAAACAACCTATTCCCCGATCACCTCTAATCAAGCGTTGCAGTTTTTCCGCTTGTCGGGCGCTTACAAGAACCTGTTAGATAAGCAAAGTTCTAGCGTTGCTTGTGAAATTATCACCGGACTCCCTACCGATATTGGCCAGTTAACGTCTGCCATGATCGAGACAATGAATAAATCAGGCGGCGAGTTTACTACTGATCCGAGTAAAACAGCGGGGGCGCTAAATCACGCGGGAGCGGCGGCACTAGTTGAAAGCGCGGTATTGACTCAAGCGGTTGTTGATGCCTTTTTTAATATAGGTACAACTATTGAAAAACCCTTTGAAAATGCGACACAAGCAGAGTTTGACGCGGCCAAGGCATTAGCGGCACTTATTGGCACACAGGCCAGCCTTAAAACCAATTATCCGGGCAATGCTGAATTTCATGTGCGCCTACCTAACAAAAAGGTCCGTCTGTTCGTTAAGGTCACTAACCCTGTTGCAGTGGATACAGCGGTCACCATTACCAGTTACGGCTGTGCCGACAATCGAGACAATACGGTAGCTAGCGATTTTTTACGCAATGCCCGTACATTAACTGTTTATATTAAAGCAGGGGAAAGCGGCGGTGAAATTGAGCTAACCATGCCGACCGCTCGCTGGCTGAAATTCGATGCAGTAGCCAATCACCTTATTGGCGATTTTGAGCTAGACGTTCAGGAAGCGTAAGCCATGAGCGAGCTTATATTTGATTCAGATGTAAGGGCTATTGGTGAGTTGGACACCGAAAACCCCCTGCATGAATATATAGCGTTTGCCATGCTACCGAATAAAGGTAGCGGGGATACGTTATCAGATTTGGTAACGAGCAAAACCTTTGATATGGCTGCTGGAGATGTGACATGGAATGCTGACGGCAGCGTTTCCCCCACCAATGCGGTCACAGGCCATAATTCAAACGATGTGTCTCCGGGCATTGTTCCCAAAGGCAGCTTTTTGACCCATGACGTTGTGTTTGTCGTGGACGTATATTTCGGTGGCGGTAATTATCATTACTGGACCAACTTTATATACCTAGAACAAACTACTTGGCATAACTCATTGAGCCTCATGCACGGCCATCAAAACAAAGGGTTTAAAGCCCGTAAAGATGGCGGTAACGATATAGGCACTACCAACATTAATCAGCGGGTAGTAGGTGTTTTACGCTGGAGCCATAGCGATAATACATTCAGCCTCTATGAAAATGGTACATTAGTCGATAGCAAGGTAGCCAGTACACCCACCAACGCCCCTTTTTCTGGGCTTTACATTGGCTTAGGCCATGCTGGGGATAAGCTGTATAGCAGCAATATTTTCGTTAAAGAAGGCTCATTTACCCCTGAAGAAATCAACGGAATTATCACCAACCCCTATCAGCTATTCAAAAGACAGCAAGCCGTTCAGGATGAATATTGTTTAGCACTGGCGGCAAATACTACAGCAAATAACTATGTCAGTATTGATCCTGTAACGCTACCCGCATCTACTCCTTTTAAGATTAGATTTACAGCTAAGCACATTAACGGTAATTTCAGGCCGTTTTCAGATGGTAGTTTTACATCGCGTTTATACATTAGTGAAGCTAGAACATCGGTTATTCTAACGTCCGAAAATTCAGGTAATGTACCGGGAATAGATGCCATTGATGGCTCAGCAACTTTACCCGCGTTAGGTGATTGGGGAGAATATGAGATTGTTCGAGATGCTGCTAACCTGATTACATTAACATGCAACGATACTTTAATTGCTAGCGGCACGGCCACAGACTCTTTTGTCCTTAGCCAAATTTGTGCCACTACCAGCATATCTTTTGGTAAGAGTGAATATAAAGACTTTTACATCGAAATTGACGGTGTAGCAACGCGCTACTGGGACTTCAATCAAACTCGCGGCGATTACGCTCAAGACCATTTCAATGGTGCTATTGCGACTTTAAATAACTTCCCTGTTGATTCTGGCTATGTACGTGCGTGGGGCGTGGGGGATGGTTTAGAATTTGATGGCGTTGATGATTATGTTTCTATCCCTGATGTATCCGCAACAAGTAACAACTTTACGCTTGAAATTAAAGCGGCAAATCTTGAAGGTGTTGGCGGTCAATGTTACCTGATGGGGAATGATAACTTTGATTATGTCATCGTTGAGTACGGCACCTCGTCCGAAGACATTAAATTCAAAGCATTAGGTGTTTATCATACTATCCACGGGAGTTCCCCGACTAAACGTAGTAATGATGGTCTAGTTCATACCCATACCCTGACCTATGACGGCGTAACCTTGACCTACCTGCTAGACGGCGAGGTCATCGGCACAACGGCGGCAACCACGGCTTACGGCGGTTTTACCGTTATCGGTGGTCGTATAGGTCAACTTAAAAAATCGATCATACAAGCGGTTCAATACACCGATAATAATGATAATGCTAACTCCCGTTACTACGACTTCACGGCTATCCGTGGCAACTCCCTAACCGTTCCAGAAACCATCAACGGACAATATGGCACGTTGGTCGGTTTTCCGAGCAATGGTGTGTATGTGCCCGAGGGGAGCGGGGAAATTGTCGGGTATCAGTTTGACGGTAGTAACTATGCAGATACCGCAAGCCCTATAGTGATATCGGGTGATTTTGAAATACCATTCAGTTTAATGCTAGATTCGCTTGCGAACAATACTTATGTGTTCGGGGAGAAATCCGCTTGGAATAATTATCTTAGGTTTACCAATGCCACTAATCTATTGGTATCAATAGGGGGTACATCGGGAGGTGTAGCGCTGACGGAAACCCTTCCGCTACAGAAAGTTTTAAACTTAAAGCTTAAACGTGTTGGTTCTGTAATTAGCTTACTTAAAGATGATGTGCTGATTAGTGCCGAAGTCTCTATTAGCGCGGGTGACTTTACAATACAGCGCTTAATGAAAGCTAACAATGGGCTATCTATTAATGGCGTCATTTACAGTCTTACGCTACCTGCGAATACTTACGACTTTACCACAGGCGACGACACTCGCATCATAGATACGGTCGGCAACAATCATGCAACCATTGCGGGCGGCTCAACGGTTAAGTGGCAGCGGGTATTGCCTAAAGAAATTTACAATGTGGGTGCTGGTCAGGATTATACAACATTTGATAGTTTTCGGGCGGCTCAAGGTAAGGATAAGAATACGCTATATCACGCCTACCTTCATGAACTTTTCCCAGAGCGAGCAGCATGGCGATGGCAGGGCCGATTTAACGGCGGCATTATTATTGAAGGTGCGCCAGGAAAAGAATACACAGGAGACAAGACCGTAGGAGCAGGTTTCGCTCCACCGTCTAGCACGAGCGCGACAATAGATGCGGCAGAAAATGGCGGCGTAGATGTTACGTTAAGAAACCTAAGAATTTTTGACGGCAATCAAACCGCTTGGTCACAACCCTTTAATATTGGTGGTTCGGGTAGCTTATCGTTAAATGTAGAAAAATGCTATGTCAAAGCTGATGATAAATGGAAAACAAATAATGCCTACTATTTTTGCTCTCGTGAAGATGCCAATGTTGATTCATGCTTGTTAGAAGGATTTCCCGAAGGGACCAAAGCTGGAACTTTCAATAACAATATATTTATCAACGAAGTTAAGCCACGCACTAATGGTTATTTAAGAGATAATTCAAAAGGCGTAAATAATCTGGTATTCAATGGTGGTAATCCTGCAATTGACAATGCGGTCGCAATGTCTACAGATACTAACATTACTGGTGATATCTCTTGGCTTAATGCTAAACATCAAATTACAGAAGCAGGACGGACAGCCATAGGTACAGATACAGGCTGGAATGGCTCTAACATTTGCGAGTGGGCTAATGCGCCGATTGATGCCGGTGGCGGTGTCACTATTGATTTTGCACCGGTTAACTCAGTATCAAGCCTTGATGCCTTTTCGCTGGCAACCTCTACAGCTATTGATTTTAACGAAACCAGTTCAACTTCTACGCTTGATAGCGTCAATATATCAACCTCTGTCGCTATTACCTTTGCCGGTATCAATTCAGCGTCTACGGTTGATAGCTTCCCGATAGATGCCGGTGTAAGCATTGTTGTTGACTTTAATACGGTTAACTCTACATCAAGCATAGACGCCGTACCGGTAGGCACTACAGCCTCATTGGATATTGATAAGGCTAGCTCTACGTCAACCGTTGACGAACCAGCGCTAACCACTTCCACTAATGTCGGCTTTAACAAGGTTGATTCAAGCTCGACGCTTGGCGATCTGATTGTTTCAACTTCTGTCACCATGACATTTACGCCGGTGGCCTCTGCCAGTGAGGTAGATCCGGTATCAATTTCAACGACTGTAACACTGGCATTTGATGCGGTGCAATCAGCTACTTTGCTTGGTCAACTGGACGTTACCACACAAACTGTCTTGACCATGAACAAAGTCAGCACTGACAGCCTGATCGGGCAATTCTCGCTTTATCAGGCCATGGGTTACTTTGACCTAAACCAATTAGCATTTAGCTATCACGCGCCTGACGTGTGCCAAGTCTGTTTACACGTTGAAGATAACAATTACCAGCTTTCTATAAACACAGAAAACCACCACTTATAACGGCGCGTCTTGCCCGTTCCTTAACACATCTAAATATCTCTTTTAGGAGTCCATTATGGGTAAACGAGTCAATCCTCAGTTTATTTTACAAGCGATCAAAGATGGCTGTAACGAAGTCATTTTTACAAGTTCTGAGCAGATCACACGCGCAGGGGCGCAGGGTGCCGCACTTGGCACGCTGACCCTAGTTAGCGGTGATTTTACTATTGCCACCGGTGACGCGGCGGGAGATAGCGAAAAAATATCACTGATACAAAAAGCGATCACTTGGTCCGGTGACGGTACGGTAACGCACGCCTGTTTCTTTAAGACCGTAGGTGACGAGTTCATTGTCTGTACTTCTGCCGTAACTAACAAGGCAGTTAATAACGGCGATAACGGCACAATCAACGCGTTTGACATTTGGGAAGTTGGAGCGGCTACCTAATGGCAGATAAGCAACTGATTTATGTCTATAAGGGGCGTAATTCACCGGCTCGTATCACAGTTAAGCTTAACGGCGTACCCATTACGTTTATCACTAACGGGGTAACTAAGTTAGGCATTGTAATTGCGGGGGTTGAATACAATACCTCTGAATACATTAACTTTGACGATGACGGCGAAGTAACTTTTACGCTAGGTAGCGTCCCTAATCCACCGCTAGGCAAGGTAACGGGGCGTTTAGTCATGTATACCCCCGAGTACCCGCTTGGCAAACCCATTATAACTGAAAAGACCGATTTCCGGCTCCAATTTCAATTTGTTTGAGGACTGATTATGCCAGCAGATCATATAGCCACTAATTCACAAGTAAAAGAGTTGTTAGCGATAGGGATCGCCATGGTTGCTGGGCTTATTGCCCGTACTTTGGTCAGTGATGAACCTTTTCAACTTAGGCGCTTTATCGGGGAAATCATCTTAGCGGTGATGTTCGGGGTAGCGATATTTGCCGTAGGCATTATTCAGGGTATGGGTTTTTGGCAAACCATGCTTGTCGCGCTTCTATCCGGCATGGGTACAACGCGAAGTCTCGAATGGTTGATTAAGGCGAGCAAAATCACAAGGGGGCAGGGGTGATGTACTACGGAATAGAGAACCGAGAACACCTAGAAAATGAGGTTGAAGATGTTTGTAACAACCTTGGCAGCAAGCCCAAGTTATCGGCTCAGATGCTTATGGAAACGTGTGGCGCTGAAACTCAGTTAGGCACATTCCCTGATCGACACCCTGAAAAGCTTGGTGTGGGAGCGTTTCAGTTTGACCAGATAGCGCTTGATGATCTGCAAAAAGAAACCGATCAGCGCCATAAGGATAAGGTGCTAGCCCTTTGGGATTATGACTTAGACGCGGTTGAACTAAAAGACCTGGCATTCGATGTGAAGCTGGCGGCTATCTGTTGCCGGTTAAAATATATGCGTATCCCTGATGCCATTCCGACTAACTACATGGATCGGGCGTCTTACTGGAAGCGTTTCTATAACACAGAGGCCGGTAAGGGCACGGTTGAGCATTACCTAGAAGCGGTTGAACGCTTCAAACTGGTTTAGGGGGTAATTATGTGGATCACAAGTGTACTTAGTACTTTAGTTTCACCACTGGTAGACGGTTTTAAAGCGGTTCAGTCACGTAAAAAAGCCAAAGAATCGGCAAAAGCTAAGTTAAAGATGGCCAAGCAAACCGGTGATTATAACCTTCAAATGACTGATACCGAATGGGAAGCGCTAGGCAAGAACAGTGAAAAAGATAGCTGGAAAGACGAGTGGGTAACACTGGTACTGACTCTGCCAATTCCGGTTATTTTCTTTGCGGCCATTGCCAGCGCTTACACAGGTAACAGCGCCTTTGTTGATGCTGTTAAGTCCGGTGTTGAGGCAATTCTAACCTTAATGCCAAATTTCCATGACGTACTAGAAATCGTTGTCTATGCGGCTGTTTCTATCAAGGGCGTTAGTTCTTTAACCCGTTAAAGGGTACTTCAATGAAAATCAGTATACCTACCTTTAAAGGGATCGTGCCCTTGGCCGATCCGCGTTTGCTTGCGCCTGAAATTGCGACTGAGGCGGTTAATTGTCGCTTTGAAACCGGCAACCTTGAACCGTACAGGGATCTAATGAACGACAATAGCCAGATAGAGGCTAATGCTAGTTCAATATTCTTATATCGAGATCCGATTTTAGAATTCTGGTTGTCGTGGGCGGCTGATGTAGATGTAATTTTAAGCCCGGTAATTGATGATGATAAAAACACCGTGCTTTGGTGTGGTGACGGCGCTTACCCGCGCATAGGTTATAACGACAGGGTAACAGGCAATGCAACACCGCCAAATATCAGTTATCAGTTAGGTGTACCGGCTCCAACTTCCCCGTTATTGATTGCAGGTGTTGACAACAATGAACAGGATGAAAACGCGACAGAGAATGATGAAACTCGCTTTTATCTTTATACCTATGTCACCGAAAACGGCGAGGAAGGACCACCAAGCCCGGTATCTGGTGAAGTCACCATATTAAACCCGACCACAGCAACGGTTAATCTAAGTATACCGGTAGAACAGGCAAACAATAGCAATATCAGTCATGTTCGCATTTACCGAACTGGCACCACCTTGGATAGTAGTGATTTTTATCTAGTTACCACCTTAACTACCGGCACAAGCACTTATGCAGATAACAATGTCGATACACAATCCGTAACCTTAACCTCGACCGAATACGATATGCCACCAGCCAATTTAAAAGGGTTGGTTGCTATGTCTAATGGGATTGTTGCTGGTTTTTTCGATAATACGGTGTGCTTTTGTGAACCTTATTTGCCTTATGCTTGGCCAGTAGGGTACAGACAGGCAACAGATTATAGAATCGTTGGCACCGTAGCGGTCGGAAATTCCGTTATCGTTACCACGGAAGGAAATCCCTATATATTTTCCGGCGTATCACCGGACGGTATCACAGGTATAAAGCTGGAAGAAAAGCAATCTTGTGAGTCTAAGCGCTCTATTGTCGATATGGGCGATTATGCTATTTATGCTTCCCCTGATGGTTTGGTAGCAGCCAGTGAGCAAAGCACAAAACTAATCACAGAAGGGGTTATACGGCGCGACCAGTGGCAAAAGAAATATTACCCATCAACCATACACGCCTGTCATTTTGACGGCAAATACATTGCCTTTTATAACAATGCTGCCGGGTTTATTTATGATCCGAGAACACAGACCTTAGTTGATCTGGATTTTTACGCGCAAGCTTGTTTTAACGATTTGAAAAATGACCGCCTGTTCCTTGTGGTTAACGATTCTTTGAAGGTATGGGATCACAAGCTGGCCTTTACCTATCAGACAATGCGCTGGAAAAAGCGTTTTGAACTCAACGGAAAACCTTTACCTACTTGCATACGTGTTGAAACCGACAATACCGACGATCTGACCTTCAAACTTTGGGTTGACGGTGTTGAAAAAATGAATGTTAGCCCAGCCTCAGAAGTTTTCTGGTTGCCGCCTTTGCGTGGGGAATATTTTGAGATTGAAGTTTCAGGCACGGCAAACGTGCGCGGCATAGTGATGGCTGATAATAAGCGGGATCTGCAACATGGTTAAGATCCCTAAAAATATTCACCCGGCAATCCCTAAGCGTAACCCTGATCGCGCACTACAAGCCTTAGCGCAAAGTAATGAAATTCTAACTGGTGCAACCGGCAATGGCTTAGATAAGGCATTGACGCTAAGGGATTTGCAACAGCTTGGCCTTGTTGATTTTAGCATGGTCCAAGGGCGCTTTACCGATGTTCAGCTTGTCGATGATGGCGGCACAGATGCCATGCCAATGACGCCAACAGGGGTAGAACTTCATCCAACCTTTAATACTGTTTTAGTGAAATGGGATAGGGTAACGCTTGATTGGTACGATGGCACAGAAATATACCGAGTACTGGCCGAGCTAAATAATGCCGATCCTGAAAACCCATATCCTTATATTGATGATGGCGAAGGGGGAGAATTAACCCCAAGCTTTTCAAATGCCGTTTTAGTTGGCACGACCTTTTCCCCGTTCTTTACCGATTACCTGCCGCCTAACACTACGGCGGTTTATTGGGTGCGCCACTTAAACCATGATGATGTAGCAAGT